TGGGACACTAAATGTTAGTGGAGTTGCAACTTTTCAGGCAACTCCTGTATTTCCTGATGGAAGTCTAGCTTTAGCTGATTTAGATATTGATGGTGGAACAGATATAGGAGAAGCTATTGTGGACGCTGACTTATTTATAATAGACAATGGAGCAGGTGGAACTAATAGAAAAACAGCAGCTTCAAGACTAATAACATATGTAGATGCCAATGCTAATTTTGCTTCAACAGGAAAAGCTATTGCAATGGCCATCGTATTCGGATAAAAGGAGACACTTATGGCAACACCAAATATAGTAAACGTAGCAACAATCAACGCAGTTAATTCAACTGCTTTATTGGATGGTACATCAAGAACAACTGCAATAGATGTTGCAGATGAGAAAGTAGCAAAAGTAAATACAATACTTGTTGCAAACGTTGATGGCACAAATGCTGCTGATATAACAATTGAAGTTAGTGTGGATAATGGATCTAATTATGTTAAAATTGCAAATACAATTTCTGTACCAGCAGATGCAACTTTAAGTTTTTTAGAAAATCCAATTTATTTAGATGAAACAGATTTGTTAGCTTTTACAGCAAGTGCTGCAAATGATTTAACTTATTTCGTATCATATGAATTGTTAGTCGATTAGGAGGTTTAAATTATGGCTGGAAATGGCGGTATAATTGGACCTTGTAATGTAACATCGGCTGGTAAAAACACAGTCACATCTAAAACATCCACTGGAGCAGTTACTACACAATCAGGAACTAGACTTGTCGATTATTTAGTAGTCGCTGGTGGTGGCGGTGGTGGTCGTTATGGAGGTGGAGGTGGAGCAGGAGGTTATAGAACTGCTTCTTCAATACCAGTTTGTGGTTCTACACCTTATACAATGACTGTTGGTGCAGGAGGTGCTGGTGGCAGTAGCCCTACTACTACTGGTGTAAATGGTTCAAATTCAGTAGCAGCTTTCCCTGCAAGTCCAATCACTTCAGCAGGTGGTGGAGGCGCAGGAAACAGAGCTCAAAATGGTTTAGATGGTGGATCAGGTGGTGGCGGTGGTGGACATTGCTCTCCGACAGTAAGAGAAGGTGGAGATGGAGATACTCCAGATGTTACTCCTGATCAAGGAAATGATGGTGGAAGTAATACATCAGGAGATTTTAGTGCAGGTGGAGGTGGTGCTGGTGCAGCAGGTGCCAATGCATCTTCTGCTGCAACTGCTGGAGGAGCTGGAACTGCAAATACTATTACAGGAAGTTCAGTAACATACGCTGGTGGTGGAGGCGGCGGAGGAAGAGGCCCAGGTGAAAGTAGAATAGATGGTGCTGATGGTGGCGCTGGTGGAGGTGGTGACGGTGCTGATGGACATCCTTCAAATGCTAATGTAGCTGGAGGTGCAGGAACTGCAAACACGGGTGGTGGAGGCGGTGGTAGTACAGGGTGTAGTACAGCTGGTGCAGGCGGATCAGGAGTTGTAATCGTAAAAGAATTAGATAAAGCATCAGGCGTATGGAATCTTCATGATCATATGAGTATATTAAAAGATGGATTGTGGCCTAAAAAAACTCACTTAGTAGATTATTTAATTGTTGCTGGTGGTGGATCAGGTGGTGGCTCTGGAAATAACTCAGGCGGGGGTGGAGCTGGTGGTTATAGAGCTACTGGTTATGGACCATCACCATTACAAGGTTGTGCAGTAAGATTATGTGGTGGAGCTTATACAATTACAATTGGAGCTGGTGGATCAGCTAATCAATGTGGTGCAGGTAATAATGGAAGTAATTCAGTTGCTCTTTGTCTAACTTCCGCTGGAGGTGGTTATGGTGGTAGAGGAGATGCTCCTTCCCCACAACAAGCAGGAAGCACTGGTGGATCTGGTGGTGGTAATGCATATAATAAACCAACAAGTTGTCGTGTAGCGGGTAATACACCTCCTACAGATCCTCCTCAAGGACAACCAGGTGGAGCTGGAAATGGAGGACCTGGTGGAGGATCTCCTTTTGGATCAGGTGGTGGCGGTGGAGCAACAGCTGCTGGTAAAGATGGTCGTTGTACAATGGCTGGAGGTGCAGGAGCACCAAATCTAATTTTAGGACCTGATACTTCATACGCTGGTGGTGGCGGTGGAACTAATGAATCTTCAGGAGGTCCAGGTGGAGCTGGCGGCGGTGGAGCTGGGGCTGGAGGAAATAGTGGATCAAATGGTGTAGCAGGAACTGCAAATACTGGTGGTGGCGGTGGATCTGGAAATGATACTCCATGCGGTGCTAATGGTGGTTCAGGAATTGTTGTAATTAGAGCGCCTAATGGATCAACGTTTGCTGTAACTCCTGGAACAAATGCAGTAGCTACTTGTGTAGGTCCTACTAATGATACCACGGCTAAATTTACAGTATCGGGAACGTTGACTATAACATAAAATTAAATTATAAATAAACTTTTAAGGAGAAAATAATATGGCACATTTTGCAGAATTAGAATCAAAAACAGACCCAACAGGTTTTACATCTGATACTCATTTAGTTGTAAAAAGAGTAGTAGTTGTAGGAAATGATATTCCAGCAGGTGGAGGAACCTTAGAAGATAATGATTGTCACGCTGATGGTGAAACATGGTGTGTAGACTTTTTTAAAGGTGGCACATGGAAACAAACTTCTTATAATAACAATTTTAGAAAGCAGTATGCAGGAATAGGCTATGTCTATAATGCATCAAAAAATAAATTTTTAAATGTACAACCATACGCTTCATGGGCACTAGATGGTAGTGATGATTGGCAAGCACCTGTAACTTATCCTAATGGTGATCAATCAGCTTATCAGATTACTTGGGACGAAGATAATTTAAGATGGATAGGCACTAAAATTTCTGACGATTCAAATCACAGATGGGACGCTGATAACACCGAGTGGGTGTCCTTATAGAGTAGGGAGCTCAAATGGCGAGATTAAACGGCGGTATAATAGGTCCAAAGAATATAACTTCTTTTGGTAAAAACACAGTCACATCTAAAACATCCACTGGAGCAGTAACTACTATTTCAACAACTAGACTTGTCGATGTATTAGTTGCAGCAGGTGGAGCAGCAGGCGGTGTTACTGGTGGTGGCGGCGGTGCAGGTGGATACAGGACAGGATCTTCTATACTAGTTTGTGGTAGTACACCTTATACAATGACAGTAGGAGCAGGTGGATCAGGTAATAATTGTAACTGCACTCCTGGTGGAGCAGGTTCAAACTCAGTAGCAGCTTTCCCTTCTAATCCAATAACTTCTGCTGGCGGTGGTGGTGGCGGTGGTTATAATGTAGCAGGAGCCGCAGGTGGATCAGGTGGTGGAGGTGGAACTAGAGATTCTGGATCACCTGTATATGCTGGAGGAGCGGGTAATACTCCTCCTACAAGTCCAGCGCAAGGTACTCCTGGTGGAGCAGGCGGAGGAAATGCTCCTCCTAGAGCAGGTGGTGGAGGTGGTGGATCTAGCGATCCTGGGTCAGATGCGAGTCCTTCCAATCAAGGCGGTAATGGTGGTGATGGAACTGCAAATACTATTACAGGAAGTTCAGTAACATACGCTGGTGGTGGCGGTGGTTTTGGACTTGGAGGAACAGCTGGAGTTGCTGGACCAGGTGGTGGAGGTGTAGGTGCAGCAGGGCCAGGTGCTTCAGGAGCTGCAGGAACAGCAAACACTGGCGGTGGTGGTGGCGGTGGAGGTTGTGGAGTTGCAGGTGCAACAGGTGGATCAGGAATAGTTATCGTAAAAGAATTAAACAAAGCAAGTGGTGTATGGAACATAGGAACACATTTTAGAAAGCAAAAAGAGTCAGTAGTAACATGGCCTAAAAAACTTCACTCAGCAGATTATTTAGTGGTTGCTGGTGGTGGATCTGGTCAAAACCAAAGTGGTGGCGGTGGAGCTGGAGGTTATCGTGCAACAGGTTATGGACCAAACCCACTTCAAGGTAGCACGTTAGAATTAGAAAATGGAGCATACTCTGTAACTATAGGTGGTGGTGGAGCCGGTGATGGCGTTGGGCAATCTGGTCAAGGTCAAGTAGGTACTAATTCGGTTTTTGAATGTATAACCTCAGCCGGTGGTGGTGGAGGCGGCGGTGGAGCCGGCGGATCCGGCGGCGGTGGAGGTTCTGAAGGATCTACACCTGTTGGATTTGAACAACCTGGAGCAGGAAATACTCCTCCAACAGATCCACCTCAAGGTAATGCTGGAGGAACAAGATATAATTGTGGCCCTGTTAAAAACAGTGGTGGTGGAGGTGGAGCTGGTGGAGCTGGAGGAAATGCTCCCTCATCTCTCCCTGCAAATGGTACTGGAGGTGTAGGAGTACCTAACGCAATTACAGGGTCCGCAGTAAGTTATGCTGGTGGTGGAGGAGCTGGTGGATTTTGTCAAGGTGTTGGTGGAGCTGCTAGTCCTTGCGGAACAGGTGGAGCTGGTGGTGCCGGTGGTGGAAATGGCTCACCTCCTGGCTTCGGAAATACAGAGGCGGGTGCTGCAGGCACTACTAATAGAGGTGGTGGTGGCGGTGGCAGTGGTAGAGATGGTGGTGGACAAATGAATCATAATGCAGGCAGTGGTGGTTCAGGTATTGTAGTAGTAAGAGTTCCAAGTAATTCTACTGTGGCTGTAGCTCCTGGAACAAATTCTGTAGCTGCTTGTGTAGGACCAGCCAACGATAAAGTAGCTACATTTACAGTAAGCGGGACGTTGACAGTTTCATAAAGATCAACTATATTATTTCTATGGTGGTAAAAGAAAGAATATGAACTTAACAAATTATTATTGGTATTTTCAATCAGCAGTTCCTGAAAGGATTTGTAATGATATTGTTCGTTACGGAAAACAATTACAAGATGGCATGGCTACCACAGGTGGCTACGGAGATCCTAAAAAATTAAATCAAAAACAAATTAAAGATTTAAAAAAGAAAAGAGATTCCGATATAGTATGGATGAACGATAGATGGATTTATAATGAAATTCAACCTTATGTTCATCGAGCAAATGCTGCTGCCGGTTGGAATTTTCACTGGGATTTTTCAGAGTCTTGTCAATTTACAAAATATAATAAAGGTCAATATTACGATTGGCATTGTGATGGTTGGGATAAACCTTATCAAAGAAAAGAAGGTGATCCCTCTCACGGTAAAGTTAGAAAGCTATCGGTAACATTAACTTTATCGGACCCAAAAGATTATAAAGGTGGAGAGCTAGAATTTGATTTCAGGAACTTAGACCCTGATAAAAAACCAAACATTAGAAAGTGTAAAGAAATATTACCTAAAGGATCCTTGGTTGTATTTCCTGGATTCGTGTGGCATAGAGTCTGTCCGGTTAAAAAAGGAACCAGGCATAGTTTAGTCATGTGGAGTTTAGGATGGCCATTTAAATGAAAAAGAAAGCTGAAACATTTCCAACACAATTAGGGAGAGAAGATTATTTTAAATGCCCTATATGGTTTGCAGATGCTCCTAAATTTGTTAAAGATTTAAATAAAGCCTCAGATAAATATATTGAAGTAGCAAAGAAAAATTTAAAGAAAGATATAGCTAAAAGAAATAAAAAGTTTGGTAATAAAGGAGATATGGGACATGTATTTCATTCCAACAGTTTAATTGGTGACCCTAATTTTTTACAACTACAAAATTATATAGGAGCCACTGCCCATAATCTATTGGAAGAAATGGGTTTTGATATGACGAATTATCAATTATTTACCACAGAAATGTGGGTACAAGAATTTGCTAAAAACGGTGGAGGACATCACACTTTGCACACTCACTGGAATGGTCATATATCTGGTTTTTATTTTTTAAAAGCTAGTGAAAAAACATCGAGACCAGTATTCGAAGACCCAAGAGCAGGAAATATGATGAATCTTTTACCTCAGAAAGACGGGACTAAAATAACTTATGCTAGTTTTCAAGTTAATTATGAAGTCAAACCTGGAAGAATGATATTTTTTCCATCGTATATGCCACATATGTATGCAGTTGATTTGGGATATGAACCTTTTAGGTTTATACATTGGAACTGTCAGGCTATTCCCAAAGGAGTATTAAATGACAAAAGTTAATGAAGAAATGAAAAAAGCAGTTATTAAAACTGTACTAGAATCTAGTCCATTAAAAACTAAACCAAATTTTATAGACAATTTTATAAAATCTAAAATGCAATTGAAAGGAAGAAATGTCATTAAAAAAATCGGCGTTCCAAAAAAATAAATATAGTGTTTTAAAAAATGTTATTTCAAAAGAAATAGCAGAGTTTGCCTTTACTTATTTTTTAAATAAAAGAAAAGTTGCACGATTTTTATTTGATCAAAAATATATATCCCCTTTTACAGACTACTGGGGAGTATGGAATGATGAACAAGTGCCAAACACTTATTCTCATTATGGAGATTTAGTAATGGAAACACTATTACAAAAAGCAAAACCTGTAATGGAAAAACATACAGGATTAAAGTTATCCGAGACATATGCTTATGCAAGAATTTATAAAAAAGGAGATGTTTTAGTTAGACATAAAGATAGATATTCCTGTGAAATATCTACTACCTTAAATCTGGGAGGTGATTCATGGCCGCTTTATTTAGATCCAACAGGTAACAAGGGTCAAGCTGGTATTAAGGTAGATCTTAAACCAGGTGATATGTTAATATATTCTGGCTGCGAGCTAGAGCATTGGAGAGAAGAGTTTACTGGTAAGGACTGTGCTCAAGTATTTTTACATTATAACAAAGCATCTTCTAAAACAGCGAAAGAAAATCAATACGATAAAAGACCATTTTTAGGCTTGCCTGGTTGGTATAAAGGCTTTAAGTTACCTAAATAATATTGTATATAATAATATGGCGGGAGATATCTCCACCACAGAATATCTCCTGCCTTACTATTAGGATTTTTTATGCTACAAAAGATAAACATTCAGCCAGGATTTAATAAACAAGTTACAGCAACCGGAGGCGAAGGCCAATGGGTTGACGGGGACTATGTACGTTTTAGATATGGTTCACCAGAAAAAATAGGTGGTTGGGCTCAGTTAGGAGATATAACTTTAACTGGCAGAACGACTGCTATACACCAATTTGTAAATTCAGATGGCATTAAATATTCAGCACTAGGCACAAACAGAATTTTATATGTATATTCAGGAGGTGCTTTTTATGATATTACTCCTATTAAAGCTACAACAACATTAACCAGTGCTTTTACAACAAC